AACAAAAAAAAAAACACAAAAGAGACGACAGTTATCTTTGGCAGCATTTGAGTATCAAGGGCTGAGTGACTTACGCATATTTACGAGACGGTTTGACGAGCCAATAATACGGTATATGTTTACTACGACAAAAAGGCAGCGTAGAGGTGGCAAGGTTGAGCCAGGCCATACCAATTTTAGAACATTCTGGGAAGGAGAACAGTGTGATAATCATACATCTAGTACATGTAGATGTACGCTACGAGTGACGTTTCCTCACTTAAATCCTCCGTTAGAGTTTGTGTCTCCTCGAGTGAAAGCAGGACGAGTATTGACATTGCATGATCAGTATTTTTGGTTGGTAGCACAGTGTGTTAAGTATGATATGCTACTGACTCCAGGAGAGCAGCCGACATTATCATTATGCTCAGATCGTTTGTATGTAGACCAAAAGATGTTGACGATGGCGGCGCAGCATTATCAGCAACCACATAATGTATTGGTGAAAGAACCCTTTCGAAGCCCTAATTTTCCTGTTCCACAATTGGTAGATTGGGATGCAAGATTAGGAGCTATTGTTCAAGAATTAGACCACATTTATTTGCGGGCTGCTGGAGTTCGTTATCCTCAACGGGTCCCGTGTGATGAGGATTTTACATTACAATCAACACCGACAGAAACGGAAAAATGGTTAAATACACACATGTTTCAGCGTGTGTTGTTTGGGACGTATGGAGGACATAGAGCAGTAGTTAATACTATGGGTGATGTAACAGCAGATAAAATAGCATTATTGTTTTCTGAATTTTCTCGTAATGATACGCAAAGTCGCTTTGAATTTGATCATATCAAGCGACTTATACCAAAGGCACTATACTTGGTAGATGAAATGTTGGATACCAAGCAATTGTACGGTTCAGTACGATTTAATTATCATCCGCATATGTTACAGACATTTGTATCAAATATGCAGTCATCAGCTGGAATTCGTCCTCATGCGGCGTACACACAGCCTGTAGGTACTGAAGATGTAGAAGTGATATATGGAGGAAAGAAATTCCACCAGTTCCCATACTTCGCAGCGCGATTCCATTCATGGATGGAAGAGCTGTTCAACTCTCCAGATTTATTTGATCGATATAAATATGAGTTGGATACGTATTGCGTAATACGGCTGAAGAATGAGTTTAAGTATTGCTGGCCACCAGAAGAGTTGGAGTGTGAGAAGTTGGTGAAAAAATGTCGAGAATTTTTTATACCGAATATGATTCAACAATTTTTGTCTCGTTTGTGTATGATACCAAAGCAAATGTTAGAGCGAGGTGATACAATCAAGATAGGACATAAATGGACCCATGGCGAAGCACAGCGTTTAGCAGCACGAATGAAGGCATTTGCACAAGGATTTGTATGGCATACTGGTGATTTTGATAAATTAGATAAGACCATACGAGATTGGATGTTATCATTGTACGTCATGTCAGGATCGCGTTATTTTTATGCTCAATCAAAAAAAGATGAAGAATTTATGAAGCGATGTTTTTTGGTGTTAGCAGAAAAGATTAATGTTAAACTGGTTAATCATATCCATGGATTATGGACCCTGATGAAAGGTATAATGTATTCAGGGGGGTATGAAACGTCTCATGGCGATTCATGGATAGTGCTGTTAGTGTGGTGCTTGTACTTAGTAGATATGATCACGTCTTTACCGGAAGGACCAGAGATTGCGCAAGCATTAGCACTACGATTGATATTGATGATAGTTTATGGAGATGATCACGTGTGGGTGACACCGAAAAGGTTGTCTCATTTGATAAATGAGCATAAATGGGCAGAGTGGTTAAAACGCTACACTGGGATGTCAATTCGTGATGCTAAAGTCACAGAACGCTTCTTTTCGACAGTAGATGGGTGTGGAGAAATAAAGGATGAGGGAGTGGTGTTTTTGAAGCGATATTTTGTCTTAGTGCCTAATAAAGACAGAAATTTTCCTTCAGTAATGCCATTCAAGCCTACCCACGACACCATACTAAAATTGTTGACCAATAAGGATAATGATCCTCGTATTTATCCGTTACAAGCTATAGGTCAAGCGTACGATACATTAGGAACTAATCCGATATCGTACGTTATGGTGCGTCGTTTTTACGACTACTGGATGAGAATACTTGATTTTACACCGATGGACTTTGCACAAGTGTTGGCAAGTATGCATAAATCGTCTCTTAATAAGTTGAAGAAGAAAAT